TCATTTGATGCTTTTAATGTATCTGCCTTAAACTGTTTTAAGGCTTCAAGCATTTGTGCGTTGTTAACATAATGAGCCATTGTTATTCCAAAATTAGAAACATATCATTATTATAAACAATGCTAAAAAACCAGATACATCAAAAAAATTGATATCTCTGGTTTCTCATTTCTTGGTATAATGTATCTCTAAGAGAAAAACATAAAAGGTTTTTAATGAAATATATTAGTGGATTGGATATCATCTAGAAGATTATCTTGATCATCATCTAGTTGTAGTTGATCTGCAGAGTTAAAATCCTGTACTACATCTTCATAATACTTTTCAAACTTACTCTTAAGAGGTTTGATAAAGAGTACATCACTAAACCTAAAGAAAAAAGAATTCTCATTGGTGTAGTGACAATAACGAGAAACCATGACTCTTTCATGAATATCACCAGTCTTAGTAACGGTTGGAATCTGTTTGATTACGATTGGATTAAGAACTGCAACACCTTCTCTTGATTCACTCTCCACTTTAACAATCATCTGTTCACCAGTAATTAGTTTCAATACTGAATACTTGCTCATAATTCCACCTCTACTATTTTATATTGGAATCGCTCTTCAGTGTAGACCTTTAGTCTCTCTGCAAAGTGATTGAGTGTATGGTTCTTCCAAGATTTCCAGTGTAAGTCATCTGATATATCAAATAACTTACAGTGGGTCTTTCCATTCTTTAAACGTAATCCTCGGCCAATCGATTGAAGATTACGAATCTTTGATTTGCTTGGTGATGCAAAGATAACGTTCTCAATTGATGGTATATTTACACCTGTCGAGAATACGCCAAATGAAGCAATGATGATTGCGTTGTCTTCTTTATCGGTTAACTTTCTTGCCTCTTCACGAGCTTCAACATCAGTACCACCATAGATGAAGAACACCTTGCGACCTTCTTCGGCTTTTTCTTTGATTAGGTCATATAGAATCTTGCCGTGTTTTTCTACCATCTGAAACAGTACGAGTGTATTACCATCGCAACTAAGTGCTAGATTGCGAATGAACTTGTTTCTGCGTTCGTGACTTATAAGAAAATCTATCTCTTTCTTATAGTCCATCTTATTAGTAATGTGTTGTCTTACTTCACTTGGATACTTTAGCATCAGACACTTAATCTTTAGTGTAGCGACTTGATTGGTTGCCATTAGGTCAGCCGTAGTAGTAACCTTATAGACGGGACCAAAGATACCTTCTAGAACTAATTGATGCACTTTCTTATTGTCGAGTGTACCGGTAGTACCAATACGATACTTTACCTGAGTCATCTTATTCATGACTGATGTAAGTGAAGTAGCTTTGAATTGGTGTGCTTCATCACCAAAGATGACGTCAAACTGATTGAACCAACTTTCAGGTTGCTTATAGATTGATTGCCATGTGGTGATTAGTACCTTTGATGTGAACTCTTTTGTGAATCCACTATACAACTTTTGAATGTGTTTATCTACATTGAACCCATTAGCACTAGAGTACTCTGCAAAGTCTGAGTGCATCTGCTCAACGAGAGATGTAGTTGGTACTATTACAATGCACTTTCTCTTATGCTCTAAGTGATAGCGCATGATCGTGTAGATGATGAATGACTTACCAGATGCTGTTGGTGATACCAATAGAGTGCGCTGATCTTGTATAGCTTTATGTACTGCTATGGTCTGGTAATCGCGAATCTGAATTGGTACACCACGAGCGTGGGGATTCAACCACTTAGCAAAGTCATTGACGGTGTCTAGTGTGATGTCAGTTCTTTCTTCTACATCATTTACAAACTCGACATCGTACTGGTGTGTTTCAGCAAACTTTACAAGATATTTAAGAAGACCAACGTAAAGTGTCTTACGTTGTAAATCGAATAAGCGTACTTTACCATCCCACATTTTAGCTTTGAACTTTGGTGTAAATCTTGCACCAGGATATTCAAACGTAAAAAAGTCTGATAATTCTTGAGCTATATCATCATCTGAATATACTCTGATGTATACGTTATTGATTTTTTCTATTTTAATCATGACCCACTTACAAACTTTTTCCATTCTATTGCATTACGAATTTGCCAATCTCTGCCTTTAAGTTGATTAAGTATAGACTCAACGGCTTCAATCATATTCTTTATATATTCACATTTTATATTGATTTTATTGAGGTCAGCATCACCATCCAAGAATTCATTCATTTCATTCTTAAGTGGTTTAATACCTTGCCACTGATCCCAATTCTCTTCCTGAAGTTCTTGTTTACTCATCTCACCACGATAGTACCTAAACTTCTTTTGTCTTAGTACTTTATATTCGGTCTCTAGAGCCGAGAGTTTCATCTTATGATTGACTAGAATACGAAGATACTTTGAGTGTAGCTGTGCTGTTTTAATAGCCGAGCGATCTAGATGGTCTTCATCAATATTGCAATCTTTATCCCATTCATCGGATAATTGTTCAAAGTTCATAACGACTCCAAGTATAACAAAATAATTTAATTAGTATCAAACAAACTTATATAGTGTATATCTAAACGTTGCTGTAGCTATTAGATGTTCTGAATCAGTCAAATCACTTCTAAATGATAGGGCTGATAGTGAGATAGGAAACACATCGACAAATTGAATTACTTTAACCGAGTTTCCAAGAGGGTCTAAGACTTGTAGTGTTGCATCTGAATATACTTTTCTATCCGATGCTGCCATAAACGCTACGTGTTGTGCATGGCTTTCTGGAGCACCTAGTCCTTGAATCCAATTAAAGATAGAAGTATAGTTAGCCATCGCAGTGTCAACAATGAATGTAATCTCAAGAGGATCGAACGTCATTCTGTCACCAGGCAATGGAGCATCAACAAAATTAGATGATTGAATAGACTCACCTAATTGAACTGATGGCAGTGCTACCTGTTGCATGAAGTAACTTACGTCAGGTAATTTTTGAATACTAAACTTAAAGCAGTTAGCAGTAAGTGGATTTAAATTAGCAGGAAATGGACAAGATAGTATACGTTCAGTCATAATTGCACCTATTGATTATACTATTTATAAAATGAAAAAGGGAGACTTTCGTCTCCCTTCAAAACCTATCTGAGTAGGTTTATTACTTACCTGATTACATTAGGTTTGTAACGTTCACTTTGCGGTAGTAGACGTTAGCATCTGCTGTTAGAGCAGCAGTAACGTTACCAGAACCAGCAGCAAATGGGTTAGCAACCATACCATAACGGGTCTTGAAACCAATCTTTGGTTGGAATGTAGCTGGGTCGATCGCACGAACCTTTTCTAGAGGAACGTATGGGCAGTAGAATACACCAGCATCGAATGCTGAAGTACCTTTGTAACCAACTACGAAGAATTGGTTAGCTGATACGTTAGCAGCATATGGATCAACATATACTTTGTACTTACCGTTTAGAACACCAGCAAATGTTGTTGATGTGTCGTCAACGTTTAGACCTGTTGATAGAGCAGGAGTGTAGTCTAGAACACCAGCCATAGCTAGAGCGGAAGCAACATCTGCGGAACAGATGATGAAGTTACCACGGCCACGACGTGTTTCTTGACCGATAGCATTAGCTTCACGTTCGATCTGGAATAGTAGACCTTTGAACTTCTCAACTGACCAACGGCCGTTTGAGTCAACATCTAGGTCAAATGTACCAGCAGTTGCTGTACCAACAGCAGCACCAGGCTTAGCTACAGAGTAAACTGTACGAACAACTTCACGGTTGATTTCAGCAAGAATCTCTGTTGAGAGAATGTTGCTTAGTTCACCTTCAGCATCTAGACCATGTACTGCCTTTAGGTCTTGTGCTAGTTCAACTGAGTACTCAGCGCGTAGAGCACGAGTCTTAGCTGTAACTGATGTACGTTCGATTGAGAAAGCCATCTGGTTGAATGTAACACCAGCACCTAGGTCTTCAGCGTTAGCTGTTGTTAGACCTGTACCGTATGTTTGTGTACCTAGTGTACTACCGTTTAGAGTAGCTGAGTGTGTGCCTGTACCACCAAAGTCTGAATCAGCTTCGTTGAATAGAGCTTCTGTACCACCTTGTGATGTGTAGCGGCTCTTCATTGCGAAGATTAGACCTGTAGGTTGTGTCATTGGCTGAACACCGCAGATGTCATAAGCGATCATCTGTGGAGCTGCACGGCGAACTAGGGAGATTAGAACTGGATCGTAACCAGCGACTGTGCCGCCTGTTAGTGAACCAGAACCACCTAGTGCTAGGCCTGCGCCACCACTGTTTGTTGGAGCTGTTTCAAATAGAGCTTCAGCTGACTTAGCCATTTGTTGCTCTTGGTTTTCTAGTAGAACAGCTGTAACTTCTTTACGATAGTTGTCAGCAATCTTTGGAGCATTCTCAGATTCGAGAACTGGAGCCCATTTCTTTAGTAAATCTTGGCGATTCATATGTTTTCCTTTGATTGATTGGGTTGTTTATTTGCCTAGGGCACGAAGGTAGCCAGCCATACGAGGATCAATGTTCTCGGTTTTGACTTCTTCCTTCAATTCAACGGGAGCATCAGTAACAACGGATGTTACTACTGGAGCAGACGCTTTCTTACCAAAATAATTTTCTTTAATAGTCTGAAGTTTTGTCTTGAATGTGTCAGCATCTTCGTATGATAGTTCTTCAGCAAGAGCTGAAAACTTTTCGCACTCGATATCTGTCATTCCTTCGGAAGCTTCTTTAATAGATGTAGCACGCTTCATCTCGTTAATTTGCTTCGTCAATTCAACGTTAGCAGCCAACTGCTCGTCGAGTTTAGCAGAAACAAGTTCTACCTTCTCGCTTAATTCACCAATAACGTCATATTTTTCTTCAGGTACTTCAATATAGTGTTGTTCAAACACGTTCTTAAGACCTGAAACGAAACTCTCAAGAATCTCATTCTTCACACCACTTTCAAGGGCAAGTTCATTATCTGTCATCCACTGCTCAACCACGTAGTTGAGATATCCATCAACCTTTTCAACAAGTCCCTCTTTGATAACTTCGACTTGTTCATCAAGTCTAGTATCAAATTCTTCTTCGAGTTTAGCGAGTTCCTGCTTAACTCGAGTAACTACTGCTGCTTCAAAAATTGTAGCAGCTTTAGCTTTGAATTCTTCTGACAATTCTTCGCCGCTAACTAGTGCGTTAACGTCTTCAGAAACGTCTACCTTTAGTTCATTTGCTACAACTTCTTCTGATACAGTTTTCTGTTCTTCTAGAGCTGCAAGCTTTTCTGAATCGCTAACTAGTTCAGCGATCTTTTGTTCGATTGTCATACAAGTTTCTCCTAAAACGGATGTTTAATTTATTTATCTATCTAATTATTTCAGACTGTTTAAAAACTTTTGAAACTCAGCTACACTTACTTCAGTAATTCTTTTAGCAGGTGCAAGTTGGATTTGTTTCTTAGCTTCTTCAATCTGTCTCTGTTCAAACTTTCCATCAACAAACACCCATTCTACAGATTCCATAATGCCTCTAACAAAAGCATCTGGAGCTGAAGGGTCAGCAACGATATCAGCCGCGGTTGACAGCATGAAGTCGTCTTGAACAACTTGTACTCCCTCTTTATTCATTCTAAGGGAACCAAGTGCTCTGCTAGAAACACCTAGGTTTGCTCCACCTTCAAGAAGGCCTCGAGCGATATTACCCATTGGAGTTTCTAAAATCTTAGCTTTACCTACGTAGTTTGTACCTTCTTTGCGTAGGTCAACGATTAAGTGTGATACTCTATCTAGGTTAATAGAAGGTGTATCAGGGTGACCTAGTTCGCCGTACGCACGGTTATTAGCTACTTGTTCTTTTAGGTAACGTGCAACTTCTCTATCCATAACTGATTCTGGATACATGCGACCGTTACGGTTTTTAAGTTCAGACTGAAGGAAGATACCTTCGATGAAGTAATCTTTACCCTTGCCTAACTTATTCTCTGTGAGTAATTTCACAGATTCGTTGACTTCTCGGATGAGTTTCATATTAGCTTCCTGTTGCAGTGGTGTCGTCGTAGGCACCGAATTCTGGAGTTTCTATCTTAGAAGCATAACCAGATACTTTACGGAGATTCAAGTAAAGCTGAGCATCTCCTACAGTAGTAACTACAATATTGTATGTGTTATTGACACTCTCGTTATATTCTGCATCGGCAAAATCAAAATCACCTGGTGAATTGCCTTGTAGTATAGCAATGACTTTATTGTTGCGTGTTATAGTAATCTTTGAATCAACATCACCAGTCCATCTCATACTTACGATGTTTACTGTTTGTGTATCACCACTTAGTGATTGTGTAGAAGATAGCAAGTCAGTAGCAAGTGTAATAGTCTCTGTCACTCCAGAGCCTGATACCTTTACGGCTACTTTCTTTTCTGTCTTTCTAAGAATGTCCTTTGCCATCTTATTCCTCTAGTTCTCTGATTACTTGCATGAAGTTTTCTTTTGATTCACGCATGTGTTCTACTAGTTTATATTTATCTTTTAATTTGATTGACAGTTCAATTACTGTGTCTTCATCTAGTGCAACAGTACTACCATCTTTTAAAACGTATTCTAGTTTATGAAACTGTGAGTCATTAGACTTGCTTTTAATCTCTGTAACTACTTGGTCAATACTAAAGTCTTTAGAATTAACAAACTCTACATATGCTTCAACTAGTGTGGTAGTAACCTTATCAGCAACATTGTGCTTCTTAATGATTTCAACTACTTTAGCTTCAGATATTAAGTCTACACTCTTAAGCAAATCTTGACTATCAATATAGTTCTTTACATATTCAGTAGCTTCTTCAAGCGAAGAAAACTTATTGACAATTGGTAATGAATCAATACAAACTGATAAGTCGGACGATACGGTAACGCGCTTCTCACGATAGATGAAACTATCAAGAAGATTCACACTTTCATATATCTTAGACTTAAAGTTATTGTACGTTATCATCACTTTCTTCTTCTACATCGGAAGTGTCAACGGGACTTGAAAACATTGTTTGTGCTACCTGCACTCGATAATCATCTAATGCAGAACTTACTTTATCTGACATGACTGTATTAAAACTATTATCAATAGCTACAGAATCGCCGGAGATTAAAGCATCTACTAGTTCTCTTACGTTACTCATTGTTGACTCCCATCTTGTGTATCACTTGCACTTTGTTGCATTGCTTGTTGTTGATCAATTTGTTTCTGCATCATATCAGCATTATATTCTTCATTCTCTTCGTCCATTTCTTCAATTTCTTCATCATCTAAACGGAGGATATGTCTTTTAACGTATTTTGGAGAATAGTACTTACCTACGAACTGATCGACTGCGCTCAATAGATTTAGACGCTGTTGCATTAGCTCAGTGTCTTTCATCTCAGAATAATGATTGTCTTTGATGAAGTCAAATCTAATCTTATTAGATATTAGTTTCCAATCATCAGGACTAATGATACCCTTTAGAATTAGTTGCATTCTAAGAGCATCTAAAAATAATTGTGAGAACTTCTTACGAATTCTTTGAACGAACTTAGTAAACTTGATTTCATCGCGTGTAATTTCAGATGCCCGGCCAAGACTGAATCCACTGTCACCTTTTAGACGAGACATCGGTACGTTTAGTGCTTGGAATAACTTATTCTGAAAGTATTGAATGTCTTCAATCTGTCCTAGCGTCTGACCACCTGGTAATGTTGTAATTTCAGTGCCTTTACCACCTTCACGGCGAGGCATCCAAAAGTCTTCCATCATCGATAGGTGTTTACGGTCATCGCGAGTTTCACCAGTAGAAGCATCATACACAACTTTGTTACGATACTTATTCATCAAGTCGTTGACGTATTGTTCTGCTTTATGCTTTGGTAGATTACCAACGTCAACATAGAATATACGGCGTTCTGGTGCACGAGAGATACGATAGATGACTACTGCATCTTCCATCATCTTAAGTTGATTGACGATCTTAATTGCTTTATGCAAGTATGATAGTACCATACCACTGTTAGCATCAATCATACCAGATGGAGTATAGATTACAGAATCAACAGGTAGTTTAACACCTTGAATAGATGTTTCTGTAATACCCTTATCGTTGTAAAGGTAGTACTCTTCGATTCTCTTTACGATTTCAACACCAGTAGGTGACTTTTCTTTTACTATATTCTTGATTTTACGAATCTTACGTGGGTCTACTTCACGAAGTTCTGTGATACCATTCTTTGGATTAGATTCGTCTACTAGAATATGATAGTACTTACGACCGTCGACGTACCAACCGCGGAAGATGTCGTGACCTTTATCATTGAAGTCTAATAAGTCAAGTATAGTTTGGAACTCTTCATTAATTTTCTTTTTGATACCTGTTGAAACACTAAGGTCATCTAGAACGATCTTGACTGGAGCTGATTCTTCGTCAGACACGATTGCTTCATTGACGATATCATCGATAGCAGAATCGCAATCTGAGTATTGTGATATCTCACGATATCT